AAAGTCTTATCTCGATCTGAAACCAAGACTTTATTTTGTGCATCAATACTGCTAAAAAAAGAATCAATCGCAGCGTCAACTTTCTTTATTGAGTCTTCAGATCCGCCAAAGGCGTCTATAATAGAATCGCGCATTGCCGCCCAATCAGACGGGTTCCTGAGTCCCATCGCGAGGCTTTCACGCTGTTTTTTAAGATCTTCTATTTTTTGCTTTATAGTATCAAGATCACTTAGCCTTTGTTCAAAATCTTCCTTGTATATTGTACTGATAGGCGTTGATAATAACTTATTATATTCAGCCTCTGCGAGTTTAATCTCGGATGTTAATGACGCAACGGTTGATACTGTTGTTTCTGATGATTCTTTTAATTTTCTATATCTTGCAAGCGCGGCTTCAAATTCTGATTCATTCCCGATAAATTCAGATAAAGAAATTTTACCTGACGTCAAACCTTCAACACCTTCTGCAAAATCTCTAAATTCTTGATATAAAAAAGACAATCCGCCCAAAGCAATGCCGCCGGCTGGCCCTAAAAGCATAGTTCCAACAAGTCCGATGCCTGCGCTTCCAACTACATGTTCAGGCAACTGATCAAAAAAACCAATTATTTCTTTTGTTGTGCTTGCGACATTGCTAATAGTACCAGGCAAATCTTGACGAATGAATTCTGAGTTTGTCACAACCCAATTCGCAAATTCCTGCGAGATTTCTTTTAACAATTTCCTCGTTTAAGGATTTCATTACATCCGTCAACGCCTTAACGGTGTCTGTGGTGGCTGTGTTGAAAGCTTGGCCCATATGTATTTTAAAATCATTCAAATATCTTGGGAATGATGTTATTTGCTTTCCGGCTGTCTCCATTGCCTTTTCATAAGTTCCGGCAATATCAGCGCCTCTTTCAAGCACGATATTGAGCCGTGCTTGTGTTTTCTCAGCCTCTGTCAACGTGCTTTGAGTCTTACCAAGCTGTAATGCTATTTGTTTATATGAATTTTCAAAATTGACATTAAGGCCAATTGTTTTTAAAACTTCGATCTGTGCTGTCTGGATACCATAAACCATCCGTTCAAGGGCATGAGATGAATTCACATTGCCTATAACGGCAGCATCTTGAGCTATTTTTGATAGCTTTTGTGCATTTTCAAGGTCAATGTGAGCCTGGACCAATTTAACAACCGTTTCTCGGCTTGTATCCATCTGGATGCCAGACATTTCAACTTGTTTGGCATAGTCCTGCATTTGTTTGGCAGAATATCCAGCAATACCACCGACGTTTTCCATGACAACACCAAGTGTTTCATACCGTGCGGCAGCCATCGCTACATCTTTGACAAAGCCAGATAGTTTATATCCAGCAAAGGCAGTCGCAAGACCAACAACAGTCTTGCCTAAATTCGTTACGCTTTTAATGCTTTCTTCATTGCCAGATATAAAAGCCTTCATCGCTCCGGTGTAGTCACCGATACTTGCTTTAAACTTGACAGTCTCAAGCCGTGTAAGCTTTATTGATTTTTCGAGGCTGTCAATTGCGTTTTTCGCTTTGTCAGATTGAAGCCCATTTTTCATCCGGGCTTCAAGCTTGGCGAACTCTTTCTCGTTTTCAGCGGCACCAGACCCTAATGATTTAAGGTCTTTTTTTAATTGCCGGGCTCCACGTTCCGCAGCATCTGTATCAAGGACGATTTTTAAACCTGGCATTTCTTTCTATTCGCCTCCATCATCATTGGATATGCAATATCCTCGATCATTAAAACTTTCTCAAAAACATCCAGGCCAGCCCCGTATACTTCGCATAAAGACCTTATTTCAGACACTTTCAAGCGTTGCTGCGTAACGGACATTCCCACCGATATTTCACGGTGTTTATGGCATAGTTCCCAAATAAACAACGGCAGGCGATTGTCCTTGTGTAATTCGCTGGGTTTCTGGCAAGACTCGCAGTCTGGTTCATCGCCTTCAAGTTCAAAAGCTGATCTGCATTCAGCGCAATCAACTTTTTGCGGACTGAACTCCCACGAAACCCAGTCAATTAGTTTTTTACCTGGTTTTCTTTTTCCTCCTCGATGGCGCTCCCGATGTTTTCAATCTCTTCGAGGATATATTGGCAAATGTGTTCGTTTTCTTTTCTAATTGCCAAGGCCCGTTTGTTTTCACTGTTACATTCTGGATTCCCTGATATTCCAGACCAACCCCGAACCTGCTTGTCAATCTTGTCAACCATGATGGCAAGAAAATCAGTCTTTTCTACATATTCCGGCTTTGATGATTTTGTTTTTTGAACCTTTTTAAACGATGTATGTTCATCTATAAGATTCTTGATATCTTCTTTTGTCATCGGCACAACGTCAAACTTTGCGCCCATATATTCCACAACGTGTTTCACTTCTTTTGTTACAAGCTTAAGCATAATTACGTCCCCGTATTTTTTGATAATTTCCCCGGTTTTAATGGTGGAAAGGGCCGGGGAAACCCTGTTCAGCTTGCGCCTATCCACCAATTTCTATTATGTAAAAACGATTGAGCAGCTATCTTCGCCTGTTGATCCAAGGGCTGTGCCTGTGATTGACAAGGAGACCGTCGGTTTTGATGTTTGGACGCTCGGAGTTTCAAGTTCTGTATACGGCAAATTAATTGTGCAAATTTTACCGGCACCACCTGAAAGCGAGATGACAACTGCAACTTTTGTATTTTGTGTTGCGTCGTAAAAATAATTCAAATCTTGTTCGCGGAACAGAACATCAGCGGACACACTTATTTTCCTTGTGTCCTCCACGTATTCCTCGACATATCCAGACGTTGTAATTTCTTCTGTCTGCCATGCAACCGGAGAACTAATATCGACAGATAAAGATTTCAGGTTTTTGGGCGTACCGTCAAAGGAAATTGTAGTTAACTTGTTTTCGAGAGGTGCGCCAACCGCTGTAAATCCAACGGGTAAAAAACCTTTGATCACCGCACCGGAGGCACAGGAGACAGCCTCTGCCATGGTTAACGTATCGGTCGTGTAGTTAATTGATGCAATCTTATATCCTGCGTTTTCGTTTGTATCTGTTCCCAATTGGACATACATACCGGCACTGAACTGTTTAGCGTTTGTTACGGCAACAGACACCGAAGATTCAACAATACCGTCAACCTCGTCGATCCCGGCCCAACCCATCTGCATGAAGCCGCCTGAAAATTCAGCCTTTGACCCGCCCTTGTTGGAAAAGGACAACCTACAACTTTCAGCACAAGCACCGGCAGCCATAAAAACAGTGTGGCCTTTTTTGCCCCACAGTGTGAATGATGGTTTTGTTGTTGCTTGACTATATGTTACCGATGCACCAGCGCTCACGGCCTCAACACCCATTAGAGACTCAAACAACACTTTGCCCATAGGCTGAGTCCCGGCAGTTCCAGACGGCCTCAAATACATAGGGCAAGACCATGATCCAGCCCCTACTTGATCCTGAAATCGTTCCAAGACATCCAAAGTCTCGTTAATTTCTTCGGAATCAGAGAAAGATGCCTGTTGATTGATATCAAATGTGCCGGCCGCCTCAATCAATTGCGCGGCTACTGTTGGAAAAACAGGCGTTCCCTTTGTTTCTTCTTTTACGGCAAATACAGCTTGCTGCATCGCCAATGCGACAGTGTTCGTCATTGTTTAGATCTCCATTATTACTGAAAATGGTATTGTCACCTGATGGTGGTTGGCCTGCAAAGTACTATCCACCCCAAGGTATTCGGTGTGCGGCATGATATCCCCGTTCTCGCACCACACGCCGTCAATTTCTTTATGAAAAAACAGTTCTTCAATTTCTCCGGCATAAGCTTCTCCCTGCATTGTGCCTGAACCAAGAACCGTGAAAATATTGATTTTAAAAACGCCGACTCTGTGGGCCACTCCATTTATTTCCAGTGCTGTCACGCTACCTGGCAGAAAACAAACCTCGATGTAAGGCAGATTCGGCTTTGGATCTTGAGCGACACGCCTAAATTCCGTGAAATCCCAATAGAGTTCCAGATACTCAGATATTGCCGTGTTAATTTCATATGGTTTCATGCGGGTTCAAGCCCTTCAAAATCTGCTAAAGCTCTATTAAAATGGTCTGTAAACTCAACGATGGAAACGGATACCATTCCGACTGGTGCTTGTTGTGAAGATCCGTTTTCAAGATTAGAGATATATTCCAGATTGTTATAAATGATCACCTGATCGTCATAGATGTCGAATGAAAAATCATTTATTTCAGCCTCGACAATACTTTTTATTTCGTTTGCCGAAAAACCATCCTTGGAATCCCTGGTATAATCCGTGCTTATGGTTGACATTTGCCAATTAGATTTGGCCCGTCCGGTATCAACAGGAGTACGCTCAACAACAATTCTGTAAAGGTCAATACATGCCTTCCGGATAACTTTTTCTACTGACCCATTCACATAAGCACAAAGATTATCCAAGGATCTGGAAAAGTCGGCAGCGTTGCGCGGGACATCATCAATCATGACCTAACCTGAACTTTAAAAAATAGCGGGACGTTTCCGGGTGAAACCGGAGAAATATTGATAACGTTTTGGGTATCAGACCCGATGAGAATTTGATGTGACGTATCGAAACTTGAAGATAGTCCGTATGCCGGGACAATTAATAACGAATCGTTTTTCTGAACAATCGTACCGTCAATCTCGCTCAACGAATATTCTTTGCGGAGTGCATAAGTGGCCGTATCTGTGGCCGTGGCTGAACTCACCCAGTCCATAGTAATAGGATCAAACTCACCTCGAACACCAGGACACCTAACCGTTATTGCAAATCCTTCGGCTTTAATATCGTTATAGACAGAAAGCTGTTCTGACGCCCAATCCGTCATTATCCACGCTCCAACCGGATATTTGCCCGTGAGGTGATATAAGGACTCAAGAGCATTTCGACGCCCCGGAATCTTTTCCATGCAGGGGCATTTGACCGGTATGTTTTGTCGATGGCACCACCAATGCCCTTGCTGGAAACATAGTCATCCCTTGTCAGTGCCGGAGTCAAGACGCCAGGATCTTTAAGTTCTTCCAAGGCAAGCAATATATGAGCGTTGGTGATATCGTCGGGTTGTTCAACTTCAATGGTAAAGGATTCCTCCACCCATGGCAGAGTCTTCATGTAATCCCAGGCGCGTTGTAGCGCCTGGGTTTTTACAGTTTCTGTGCCGGTCCATGTGTCGTTTCCACGCGCCGCATGGTAGGTGTCAGCTTCTGCGGCAGTAGATTTCTCCCAATAATCATCGATATCTATCCTCAAACAAACATCGCCGACGTATTCCCATGGGTAGATCATTTACTCAGCTGCCTTTGCTGATTTTATAGATGGCTCAACGGTTTTGCCTGGGTTTTTTGTCCCGGGCTTTTTCTTTACCGTGCCGGATTCAACAAGTTCACCCAAAGCCCAACCGCCGGTATCTACCATCTCACGGGCGTCAATGGCTTCAACCGTAATGGTTTCTTTTGTCTTAATATTGGTAACTTTTTGCTTCATTCCAACCCCTATGCCAGAGTTACGCCGAACTCATCCAAAACAACCCATTTTGAAGATGCCGAAATAAGTGTCAGGATTTCCCCGGCGGCGTTAAATGTTGCTGTGGTTGCGGCAGTCCCACCGACGACATTGGTAAGGGCCAACGTAACGGCATTTGTGCTTGTGGTCCCGGTCATTTCAATAACCATCACCTGCCCGCCTCTGCTTGGTGCCGCCAGTGTCACGGCATAAGTGGATGTCGCTGGCCCGGTGATTTTAACGTGACAAGCATCTATCGAAATTGCACCAGCTGCTGTTATTTCCTGCACTCCACCTATAATGTCGGTGATGGCTGTTTCCTTGAACTTCCGAACTCCGCTAACAGGCTTATCGTATGTCTCTATATACCCGGATGTTGTTCTCATATGCGGCCCCTTTTACACCTGGACGGCATATGCTGTGTAGTTGATCCCTGTGGCAACAGATCCAGCGACAACGGTATAAATCCGCAGATAGCGGTAGTATGTGCCGTCGTTCTCGTTGTCGAAATACAGTTTATACCGACCGGTTGAATCGTCTTTGTCACAGTCAGTCCGTTTTACCTCGGAGGCGCTCAAATTTAACTGGGCCAACTCCACTATGCCGGTAGCGGTGAATGCCGTTGTGTTTGACCCCTGAATAACGATGTCGTAAATTTCATCGTTCGACGCAATTTCCAGGGCTGAGACATCAATGATCATGCAGCCTTTGAACAAGCCGGTGCCTACATCGACATATTTTGCGGCACTATCAACCTGTGCCGCAGCAGACGCAGCGACAAGACCAGCATCTTTAAATTCAAGGTTTGCGTCAAAGGTTCCAGTAGGTCGTGTTTTTACTCCATAAGCCATGTTTTTATCCCCTTCTCAATTAAACGGTTACAGCCGCGTTTTTAACACCACGCAATCGAGCTGCGGCCCGACCGTGATACATGGCAATGCCTGCATACCACTCGACCCGTGTCCGCATGGCCGGTTTGGTTTGCAACTCGCCAAGATCTCTTGCTTCCAGTGGTTTGTTCTGGATACCTTGGAGTTTTCCGGGCATCATTGAAACACAATAAATTGAACAGGCAGTGGCCGTTGATCCGCCGGACCCAACCTCAGTAAATGGGAGAATGTCGCTGTCCTCGTTATCCTTATCCATCACCAATATCGGCAAATCACCATACATGGCAATGGGCCGACCGAAAGCGTCTTTTTCCCATGTAATAAACCCGCCGATTGATGTTGATCTTGCAGCAGCAGTCAGTCGGCGACGCATGCCCTTGTTCATAATCAAATGAGTGGGATCTTCAACGGCATCTATCAATTCATCAAGCTTGGCAAGAGATAGAGCATCACCGCCGTCAGTTGACCCGGCATCAATAAGCTGGTTCCCTGTCAACCGAACTTGTAGGCCGTCGAACTCTCTCGGATCAGAGTCCTGATCCC